AACCAGTCTCACTCATCCATTTCTTATATTCTGGGGAAAGTTTTCCCCAGTCAATATTAGAAAGAACCTGCATAGACTGGGCTCGTGCTACTTCCGCTTCTCCTTGCAAAGCCTTAGTACGAGCATTAGATTCTCGTTCCTGATAGAGCAGTTGTCCGGCTCGTCCAAGCTGTGAGCCAAGCTCTGAATAAACTTCAGGATTTACAGCAAGAGGAGGAGCAGCACTAGCTTGAGAGGTACTACCAGTAGAGCCTGCAACACCAGTATTCGAATCATATCCCAAATAAGGATTATATCCGCCTTCAGCACGCAATCTACGCTGATTAGCAGGAGAATTGTACTCGTTTTGCTTATTCCACATTTCAAGCTGAAAATCACGAGCTTTCTGGGCTTCACGAGCATTAAACTCATTATTCATTTGATTCTGAGAAACGTTCTTATTATTAGAAGCAGCACCAAGAGCAGCACCACCGATAGCACCAATAGCACCAATAAGAGCCGGAACAATAGCTAAATCATAACCATTACTGGGCATCAGCTGTTCCAGAGCTATCGACACCAGAATCAGCAACAGAAGATTGAGCAGTTTCATTTTCAGCAAGTTGTCTTAAAGCATCAGATTTCATATCCTCTGCCAGTTCATTAATAGATTCAATCCAAGTAAGAATCTCGCTAGGGTGTTGCAAATGACGAGATTTAACCATAGATAAAAGTTCATCATCCGAAGGGTTCAACTTATCCAATTCTTCTTGCAAAGAAGAAGAACGAGGACGCCTAGAATCCAAAAACCGTTGAACGGTAGAAACACCGGTACGCTTAGCAAGATCAGCAGCATGAAGCAACATACTCACATCAGAACGAAGACGAAAAGAAACAGAGTCACCAAAAGTCTCTGTCTCAAAACGGAATTGTTCAATAGGGTCAACTTCAAGAGAAATCTCACCAACACGAGTGGAGGGGAAAGTAGAAACCTCACGAGTAGGGGTAAATTTACGAAACCCACATCCAAAACAAAGTTCTTCTTTTTCTTTCATAATCATACAAATTTAATAAGGAACACCATCACGAGACAAAGGACGAACAACCTTGCATCCAATATAAGAATTAACCAAAAATTGGTCACTCTCCCAAGTAGAATCAGCCTTAACAGCGAAAATATTATCCAAAGTATTAGGATTGACCTTAAAGAAAGGCCAAGTAATAAAAGAACCAGAAGAAGAAGTGCCAAACGTACTATACAGAAAAGAATCATCAACAGGAGCAACCCAATCCTGAAGAGTCGTAGTAAATGCACCATGAATACGGTCTATATTGGATTTCCAAGCATAATAACGAGGATTATAACCTAGAATAGAATCAATCTTTATAGAACCATTAGTCTTATACAAATTGGAATTAATCAACTGAATAAGAGGTACACCTTCCATACCAATATTATCAAATTCAGGAATAGGAAGTTCATCTACAGAAGTAGCCAAAAGTTGAGGATGTTGACCAGAAATATCATAATCAAGAACAGGCATACAATGATAAATACACATCAAAATACAATATTTAGAACCTGTAGTATAACGCATAGAACCAGTTCCAGTGCCAACACCTTTACCATAAATGACAGCTTCTCCATCACCTTGAAGATTATTATTCACAACCTCGGAAATATCAAGATTTCGAGCAATACCACCAATATACTGCGCCATGTGAGAATCAGAAGCAGGAACATTAACACCAAAATGAGCCTTAATCTGGTCACGATAATTGGTATCAACAGACTGGGTAATTTCACGATACTTTTGCAAAGCTTCTGCTTGACGAAGAGCAAGGATATTGAATGAAGCAGACAAGGGAGTACCAGCAGAAATAGGAGAAGAAGGAGCGGAAGAAGGCTTTATCAAAAAAGAAGAATCCGAATTAATCGCCGCAAGATTTTGAACAATTTTACCAGAAGTACCAATCTTCACACCAGCAGAATCAGTAACACCAGTAACATCTACAACAGCAATATCTCCGAACTGGGAGTTAGGAAGAATTCCCATAAACAAATCCTTATTCCAATTACAATAACGAAGAGAAAACAAATTATCTCGTCTCCAATAATCGGAGCTAGCAGGAAGAGAAACATCAATAGTACCACCAAATAAATTTCCAGAACCTTGATACCAATCGAAATTATAAGAAGTAGGATCAGCATTTTCCCATTGAGACCAACGGAAGAAATCTTGGTAAATCTTCTGATAAGCAGCAAGAGGGAAAATATTAACATTCATGTTGAAATTATACATCTGGCTATAAACAATACCAGAATTGGAAGCAAGAGGAGCTTCTCGATTCCACCAACGAAAGTTAGAATTACCAATACCTAGAGAAGCCATATTATTAGGAATAATATTCCCATAATTTAACATGTGAAGAAGCTTATAATTTACATCTCCACGAATATAACCAAAAATATTAGCACAATCATTATTTGCTTGCCAAGTTTTCAAGGCGGGAACAGACAAAGAACCAGAAGCAAAGAAACAAGATAAACCTAAATCTGAAAGGGAACAATAAGGCAAATCTCCGGAAACAGTCAACGCATTCAAAATATCCTTAGATTGAACAGGAGCTACCTCACCCATTTGAACAACAGAAGCGTCAAAAGATTTCCAAATCAAATCAAGAGGAACAGCATAAAAATCAAAATACTCACGAATACGAGTATAAGCAGCAGTCTGAACAGGACGAGTACGTGTAAAATACTGAATATCAATATCATACGTACAACCAGGAATACCTAAATCCCAAAATACAGGCAAAAGCTCTCCGCATTTAGAAGAAAACACATTTTTAGAACCAATATCAAAACCAGCACGATGAGGATGGTTTTGAAGTTGAGTAAGACCAGTAAAATGAGCCATAAATTAAAAATTTAAATTAAACAATAAACCAGATATATCGTTATAATTCTTATGTTTAACTTTCTGAAAAAGACGCTGTTTAACAGATTTTTTCAAAGAGGACAAGACAGAATTTAACTCATTCCAAAAAGATTCATCATCTTTAGAAGGTAAACGATAACCAACAGTCCTAGACTTCAAAAAAGAATCCGCTTCAGGATGGACAGAGAGATAATCATAAAAATCATTGATAAATCTCAATTCCTTTTTAGACCAATACTCAAAAGAAGAAACAAATAATTTAAATAAAAATCTCTTCAAATCCTCGGGTAAAACATGCTTATCAAGACGCCAAAAATGCAAAGTACGATTAACAGAAGAAAAAAACCTGTAAATCTTACCTACAACAGAATCAAAATCAAGCTGAACAGTTTCAAGACGTATATAATTAAAAATAAGAAAATCATACCGAGAGGCAGTGCGATAACCGGACTTTACATCATAATAAAAACGAGCATAACGTTTAGCAAGCAAAAACGTAGAAGGATTTTCAGTTATTGATATATATCCGTCACGTATGAGCCTGATGGATGCTGTAAACGCACCGAAAAATAAGTCAACACAGCTGTATGGATTCGAAAAAACAGGGTTAGAGATTCGGGGGAATACTGTATGTTCATACGACCGTGAAGGTTTGACAGTGACATATTCACCATTAATCGGAATACTGAATCCATCAAAACACGAAGAGGCAACTTCTTGTAACTCTGAAATGTCGGACGATTGACGAAAGAGCTTATTAACCGATAACCCTTTGGAGTGGTAGGATTTAGGCTTAATTTCTTTGTGTCGGTTAAAAAAATCTGGTAAATCGACAAAACTATTAATATATGACGCAACATAGCCAGCTGCGGAACCTCTCGAAAGTGAACAATCTGTACGACCGTAGCTCCAACTCTTAGATACCAACTCACATATAGACGAGGTGAGCGCATCCGAGTTAAAGAATAATATACCATGCCAATGCGGACGATATGTCCGTCCACCATACTCTGACACAAGGTAGTAACATATTTTTTCATCGTATTTCTCTGCAATTAATTTACGTAAACGTTTAAAAAACAAATTCTGGTCATAAGGATTTAAAACCAAAACCTCATTACGACATTCATCAATAGAAGGAAAAACAACACATTTGCGTGCAAAATCATAACGACCGTTAGAAGCTACCAAAAAATCACGTATTTCCTTACCAGAAAAGGTATGAAGAAACTGATAGGAATCCTCTGTTTCTGAAAAATCGCGAACACGACCGGAGTCGTGAACGCGAAAACAGCCAGAACGGGGTAAATAAGTAGCTGCTATTTGATACTTAGAATCATCATAAGGTAAATGTCTAGGGTCGGAATCGGACATATAAGCATCAATCTCACTTTCAGCATTACACCTTTCTACAACTTCAAGAGACACACGAGGGACAAACTCGTCAGAATAAGTAAGCGTAAAAAAGTAGGCATACTTAAAATGAGATGACATGTTAGATATTAAAGCACATTGGATATTAGAACGATGAACAAGACACGACGGACATGTACCACAACGAACAAACAAAGTTTCATGAGTGTATCTATTAGTCACCTTTCGAGGATGGAAACACTCTGTAGCTAAATATTTTTCCCGTTCTTTTTCAGTCATAATCAAATAGTCTTAGCAGATGAAACCAAAACAGGCGCACCATCAGACTCCTTTAAAGCCTGATTAATTGTAGCCATAAGAGTATTATCACCGGCAACATAAACAACAGGGGCAGAGCCTTGCTTCTGATAAGAAATCAAATACATTTCCATAATTTAAAAATTTAGCGATTAATATTAATTTTAGTACTATCAACACTAGACGAAGATGTTTGTTCAGTTTTCTGCGTCGAGTTTTGATTGTTCTTTGAAATAGACATAGAAACGGTACAAGACTGTATAAACAAAGTAGTAATAACACCAACGATAAAAGTTGAAATTAATTTTACAATTTCAATCCATTGTTGAGGAGTAACTTTCATAATAAAACAAATATTAGTTAAACAACACTGCAATGATAGAAATAAAAATCATAATAACCAAATAAAATGATATTTTTTTTAGAGGAAGTGTAATTTTTCAAAAGAAAGACAAGGGAAGAGAGCTTTGAATAAGGTAAATTCAAAGCCCTTCGGGAAAAATTAAATAGGCTTCGCCAATGAAATGAACTAAGGGGCAGCGATGCCGAACCGTTCCGCCCTTTCGGGCGCAGGTATGTGCTATAATAATATAAAATAGTAAAAAGAATATACAAACAATAAATATAGCACAACACTTTAATAAAAAACGAGGAACACAGCCTTATGCAACTATGCCTGCATAAGGCTGTGCTCCTCGTGGGGGGAAGCTGCGCACTGACACGCTGACACGTCCAGTGGCTGAACAGTGTTTGCATCATACGGGATTGTATTTACCACCTCAAACGCCGGGGGGCTCCGGTGTATAACGGGAGGGTGAGGTATGTCTTTATCCGAGAGGCGGCTACCTTAAGACCAGGATAAGGAGTGACGTGCACCCGGCCGGAGGCCGTGGTGTGCGACTTCGTCGATACTAAGGAGCTAGACGCTAAGGGGAGGCTTCGCGCCTCCCTATTGCCCTATCGCCGTTCAGGCCACGGAGGCCAAGATTACAAAACAAGATGATAATTATCTACGGGATTTTCGTGAGAAAGCATCTCCGATAGAAATACAAATCTATAAACAACAAAGTCATACTCCTCATAATAAGGAACGTTTTTTCGAACCCACCTCTTAAAATAAGCCTTGGCATTAGAACGAGAACCAATATAAGTATTAGCGACACTAGAACCCATAAACAATACAAAATAAAAATTTTCTTTCATAATAATAACTGTTTTTGATTACAATACAAATATAGGAATAATTATTATAACTACAAAATTATAATGATTAATTATAATAACCAAATAGTTAATAAATATGAAAAGTTCCAGGACAAAAAAAAACTCCCCCGGTCGACGGGGGAGAACCATCAACGACGAATAGAACCTATAGTGTTTCCAATAACGCCAATGGTATTAAGTCCTTCTTCATAATACCGTTTATTATAATTCCAACGGTCAATAAGAGATTTAAAGGACTTAGATTCAGCATCACGCCTTCCGGCTTCCTGGGCTTTTTGTGCAAAGCCGATATTATAAGATGTTTGCGATTCATATTGAGTACTCATAGCTGCAATATAATCATCAGCAAGAGCAAGAGCATTACGGTAATCAAGACTATTCTTATTAGACATAGAATCGTACCAAGTACCTTGCTTAGAATATAAAATCTGCTTAGCAATAGATTCCTTACATTGCTGATACTTCAAATGTCCTGCTGACATCATATCATAATACTGGGCAGCCATCACATTAATACGAGTCTGTTCAGACTGGTCAAGATACTTGTTCAAAGTACGCTTAGTAGCGGCAGAAAGTAACAAATTTGTACGTTCAGCTTTTTGAATCAAATTAGTCCAACGCAAATTTTGAAGATTCTGCTTGTTAGTATCATAATCAAGTTGTATACGCTGTAAACCAAGATCGGAAGAGCGTCGTGTAG